ATCCAACGCCCCGGCACGGAGAGCTACACCTTTGAGCTTCTGCGCAAAGAGATGCACACCGACTGGATTTGCGTTGAGAGCCTTCTCTATCGCCTCTTCCCCGCTGAAGAAATTCTTCAGTTTGAAGAGAGCAATGCCCGTATCACTAAGAACGTGCATGAAGAGTTCCTTCGCGGCAACTACATTGGTGGTTCCGGCCACAAGTGGGTTGGTCTGACCACTGATGACGGCACTTACTGCGGTCTTCTTGATGACGCTGCTTGGTTCGTTCCAACTAGCGACAACCAAGAAAACTCCAACAGCGGTTACAACCTCTGTGAGCTTCGCGTTAAAGTTGCTGTTGCTGATCTTCCTAAGATCGCTTACCTCTCGCTCGACATGCTCGATGACGCATTGATCGACCTCCAAAACGAGGACGACGCTTTCCGTCTCGACATCGCAGAAGCCACTGGTATGCAGCTTCTTGACATCGTTATCCCTGACCCTCGTGTTGGCCGTGCGCTTTACTTCCAAGCCAAGCGCAACAACGGTTACTGGGATGCAAACACCGACTTCGACGCACGCCTCTCCAGCCTCAAGCTGGGTGTCAATCGCGTTATCGGTGACTACGCATTCGGATACGACATCAACGCCGCTCGCTTCAACGCAGCCCCGTCTGCCGATCAGCCAGCAGGACCATTCAGCCCGACCGATCCAACCACATGGGCGAAGCTCGTTCGCGTGCCTCGCTACACCAAGATCGTTCAGGAGAACGGTTGCAGCTACATCCCGAACAAGGATTACGCAAATGCCGACTTCGCAATCTCGGTTGCTATGGTCAACAAGGCAATGATCAAATGGACAATGCCTTCTCAAACTGGCTACAGCCAAGCTCAGATGATGGGCCAAAACTACGCTGGTGATTGGGAGTGGAAGAATCCAGATTGGGAGTGCAACCGCTGGCGCAAGATGGGCTTCTATCAAGCTCAGTTCCGCCTCGCAGCACAGATCAAAGACCCAACCTTGATGCACTCATTCCTGCATCGCTTGCCTAAGACCAAGAACCTCTACGGTTCCTGCTGCCCTCTGAATGACTACACACCTCCGACTGAACCAGTCGATTGCTACAACTGCAATGGTGTTGGCGACATTCAAGAACCAGCCTAAAAAGCAACGCTCATAAAGAGGGGGTGGGGTAAAACCCACCCTCTCACTTGGGCAAACTAAAATAAAATTATGGCTTGTTTTTCAGACACACCCTACACCAACTGGGGTTATCAGATTCTTATCACGCTAAATAACGCTTCAGAAAGCACTCCTGTATCTCTTGGATGTTATTCACAAATGAATGATTCTGGTAAATTGTATCAGTTCTATAAAGCATTCCAATCAATCGGTGTAGAGCGTGAATCTATTAGCCAAAACTGTTTTGAACAACTAACAGATGCACAGCAATGGAATGCGCTAAATGAAGCCATTGCTTCTGCCTTGACTCCCGTTGAGGTTTAATTATCGTAACCGATAAAGAATTTTAATTATGTCACTTTCAGAAAATTGTTTTAAGGAATCAACACCAGACGTTCAGAACTGGGAAATCAAAAACCAAATCATTGCATCTGGAGAAGAGATTTCTGATGCAATTGGAAGTTTGCAAGGTTTTGCTATTCCAGAATATGACGAAATCGACATTAGCTACTATGGAACCACAAACAACGCATCTACCGTTGTTTATTCAAAAGACGGTTCGCCTGTTGCAACTCTTACGCTGACATATTCCGTTCAGCCCCCGATTGCAAATGACGCAAATCTAGTAAACGTAACACTCTCCTAATATGGGTTTAAAATTCAATCCCTTCACTGGTAAGCTGGATTATGTTTCTTCGGACGGTAGCTTGCTTCCAGCCCCTCACGCTTCTACGCATTTCACTGGTGGAAGCGATCCTATCGCGCCAGAAGATATTGACGCTGTTCCAGAAACTAGGACTATTACCGCTGGAACGGGATTGACAGGAGGCGGCAATCTAACCGCCAATAGAACGTTTCAAGTTCTTTTTGGAACAACCGCTGGAACTGTATGCGAAGGTAACGACCCAAGGCTTTCTGGCGGCGGCAGCGGTGGCGCAACCGGAGCTACTGGAGCCACTGGCGTTACAGGAGCAACCGGAGCCACAGGAATTCAAGGATCGACAGGAGCAACCGGAGAAGTTGGAGCTACTGGTGTTGCAGGAATCGATGGAGCTACAGGTGCTACAGGTGCTACAGGTGCTACGGGAGGAATCGGTGCTACAGGATTAACTGGAGCTACTGGTGGTCAAGCTACGGCAGACGTTCAAGTTTTTACATCTTCTGGAACTTGGAGCAAGCCTGCTGGAGCTAAAGCTGTTAAAGTTCAGCTTGTTGCTGGTGGCGGTGGCGGTGGTTCTGGACGCAAGGGTGCTGCTGGAAGCGTTAGGTTTGGTGGCGGTGGGGGAGGGAGCTCTCCTGTCACAATATTCAATGTCGATGCGTCAACGCTGCCAGCAGTTGTAACAGTTACTATTGGGGCAGGTGGAGTTGGGGGAGCCTCGGTTGGAACAAACAGCACAAATGGCTCTAATGGAACCAGCGGAGGAAACACAAGCTTTGGACAGTTTAGAGCTATTGGCGGCATTTTGGGTAATGGAGGGTCAGCGACAGCGGGAAATGGAGGTGTTTCGCCGGGAGCAGCACCAAATGGCGGTGCAAATGGTGGTAACGGTGGCGGCACAGGGAATGCGACAGCGGCAGGTGTTGGAGTATATATCAGTGGTGGTGGCGGCGGAGGTGGTATAACTTCTGCAAATGCCTTAACTGCTGCATCCATAGGAGGAACCGTTTACACCTATGGACTAGCAGGCGCAGGATTTGGTTTATCTCCAACAGCGCACGGACTTTTTACCACACTAGGACTAGGCGGTGGAGGCGGTTCCTCTAGCGATACTGGAAACGCTCAAAGTGGTGGTAATGCAGGAATTTATGGTGGCGGTGGAGGCGGTGGCGGTGCGGCAGTCGATGGAGTTGGCGACTCTGGCGCAGGAGGAGCAGGCGGTGACGGAATCGCAATCATCACTACATATTTCTAGTTTATGGATAACCATTACGCTATTATAGATGAAACAGGTGGATGGCTAGTAAACCTAGTTGTTTGGGATGGAAATCCAAATACATGGACACCTCCTTTTGGAACAATTGCTAAACATATTAATGAAGTAAACTTTTCTGAACTACAACAAAAACCCGAATAAATAATATGAGTATATCATGCACTAACGACAAAAACTGGGACGCCTTGAACTATGAAAGGTATCTTTCAATCGCTGAATCTATTGGACTAGAAAATCCAATTTCATTTGGATGCTTTTCAGCACTTAATGAAGCGCAGCAAAACCTTCTTATTTCTGAAACTATTGCAGAAGGTTTCTCAACAGGCGGTGGGACTTCTGGCGCAACAGGAGCTACTGGCCCAGTAGGAGAAACAGGAGAAACTGGAGCCACTGGTGAACAGGGCATTGCTGGAACTGATGGCGCGACAGGTGCTACTGGTATCCAAGGTGAAGTTGGTGCAACTGGTGAAACGGGAGCTACTGGAGTCGGATTAATTTCTCCATACGAGGGGGAATTTATCAGAGAAGAGTTTAGAAATGCGGCGGCTGGACTTCAACTTATTTCTTTTTCAAATAATGGTGGAACAGCAAGCGTTACCGTTAATCCAACAACTACTGAAGCAAGAGATGGTATTGTAAAATTGCAAACAGGGAACGTCGCGTCTAACGATCAGCGTGGCGGATATATGAGCAATGCTACTAACTTTTTCCCGGGAAATGGTAATCGTTATTATTTCGGTGTAGGCATTAGAACAGTTGCTCCATTTTTCGATGTTACATTGACTGGTTTTTATCAATTTGGTTTTTCAGATACTTCTTTGGGAGTAGGAACAGGATCGCTTTCATTTATTTCTACAAACGGAAGTAATTGGATTTGCTCTTCTAGGAACAATAACATTACTACAAATTTCGACACTGGAGTATCGATAACGGATACTGATTGGAAAGATTTTGCTTTCTTGTATTATGAGAACGGAGACAGAGTTGATTTCTTTATTAACTCAGTAAGAGTTGTTACCTTCTGGAGCGCAGCAGGAACAAATGATCCAACCAATATTTATAGCGCAAACATCAACAAGCTAATGAATCGTGCTGGAGTAAAAGCCATGGTTCACAGGGTATCAACAACAGGAACAAACGTTGCTATTGACTTGGATTACCTTGACTTTGGAGTAAAATACAGCACAACGGTAGCTTCAAGATTTAATCCTATCCAACTTCTATGAATAAAAAATTTAGAGTTTATTACTCAACAGGTGAAAGCTTCAATGAGTTTCTAAAAATTGAAGAGGCAATTGAATACAAGCAAAAAAACAATCTTTTTTCTGAAATAGAAGTCATAGAATCTAATATTAGCGAAGTTGAATACGATTCAATTCCGCAAAATCCAGAAGAAATAGAATGATCCTTTCATGCACCTCAGATAAGAACTGGGATATACTAAACTACGAAAGGTATCTTACAATAGCTCTCGCTATCGGAAACGATAACCCGTATAGTTTTGCGTGCTTTTCTGTTCTAAATGAAGCGCAGCAGAATCTTCTAATCAGCCAAACAATTGCCCAAGGTCTTACAAGCGTATCACAGCCTAGATATTGGGGTTCATTCTGGTCTAACGAAGATCAAGTTGCTCTGAACATAAACGAAGAGAAAGCTGTTACGCTTGAAGAAACCGATCCAGATTCAGATGGCGTATCGATAAACTCTAACAGCCAGATTACGTTTGCTAACGCAGGAGTATATTCAGTTACATTTTCAGTTCAGTGGACGAATACTCATGTTCAAATCCATGACTCCAATATCTGGCTAAAGAAAAACGGAGATGTTGTTCCATCAACGAACTCTCGATTCAGTATTATAGAATCGCATGGTGGAGTTGATGGGCATGTAATTGGAACCGTGAACTACGCATTAAGACTTGACGCTAACGATTACTTGGAACTATACTGGTCAACATCAGACCTACGTGTATCAATGCAGCATATTCCAGAGGTTTCGCCACACCCCGAAACTCCAAGCATTATTCTGACAGCAACACAAGTGGCGATATGAACGAGCATCCTACAATAGCAGGAATCACTGGGACTCTAACAAGTCTTTTCGGAGTTATGGTATCTTTAATCCCCCATTTAGAAACGGGCCTTAGAATTTCGGGCGCATTTGTTGGCTTGGTGGCTGGCATATTAACATGCGTCTATATGTGGAAAAAAATAGAAAAGTTATGAAAATTGTAGAAGCAATCATTAATCGCGCAAAAGAGAAATCGACTTGGGCTGGCATCGGAACGATCCTTGCACTGGTTGGATTAAAGCTTGAGCCAGAGCAATTTACAGCTATCTCTACAGCAGTAATCGGCGTCATTGGTCTTTACGAAGTATTCCGCAAGGAAAAGAAATGACATCCAGAGCATTAATTGCTATCGTAGCATTATGTCTGATAGCAATCTTTCTTCTAACTGGATGCGAAACGTTGCGGATTGGTTTCGCAACCGATTACGGAACGTTCTCATACGAGATACCGACCAAGACACTGAGAGACAAGTGAAGAACAAATATAAAGAAGTTAGTCGGCAAACCCCTAACTTCTCCAAGGGGAGAATAATCTATCCCAAGGCGGTAGTATTACATCACACGTCTGGAAGCTATGTTGGTTCGGTAGCTTGGTGCATGAATCCAGAAAGCCAAGTAAGCTACCATTGTATCATTAAACGAGACGGAGAGCGCACAGTCCTAGCATCTGATAACCAAAGGACGTGGCACGCAGGTAAGAGCTTTTGGCGTGGTAAGCCAGACCTAAATAGCTGGAGCTTGGGCGTAGCATTTGAGGGGGACACATACAAAGAAAGCTTGACAAAGGAGATGATAGAGTCTGCAATCGAATACCTAGTTCCCCGGATGAAAGAATTATCGTTATCGATAAAAGACGTAACAGACCACAGGACAGTAAGCCCAAACCGCAAGAATGACTTGAAACCGTCGGAATACGACAGATTCATGCAAGAATTAAAAAAATACCTATGAGCAAAGTTTCTTGGAGTTTCCAAGAGGTTAGCAGAAATGTTCACCTCTTTAACGTAAACCTTCAGAATGTTGGAGATGAACAATGGTTCCTACTACAGAGCGATGTCCACTGGGACAATCCAAAGTGTGATAGGAAGAAACTCAAGAAACACCTCGATCTTGCACTAGAACGTAACGCTCCCGTGCTAGACTTTGGCGACTTCTTTTGCGCCATGCAAGGTAAGTATGACAGGCGATCATCGAAGAAAGATATTCGGCCAGAGCATCAGAACAACCAGTATTTGGATAGCCTGGTTAATACTGCGGCGGAATACCTTAAACCTTACGCTAAAATAATTACGGTAAGAGGCAATGGTAATCACGAATCGGCTATCAATAAAAACCATGAAACCGATCTAAACGAGCGACTTGCAGAAAGAATTCGTATGGACGGGGGAATCGCACGTAGAGGCGGTTATTCTGGTTACATTAGATTTCAAATCCATAACGGTAAAAGAAATAACAGAAGCATCAAGCTTTGGTATTTCCACGGTAGCGGTGGCGGTGGCCCAGTAACTAGGGGTGTTATACAAACAAACCGCCAAGCTGTGTATGTATCAGACGCAGACATTGTAGCAAGCGGACACGTCCACGAAAGCTGGCAAGTAGCAGTTGAGAGGATGCGACTAAACTTAGCAGACAGAGTTGTTCTTGAGCGGCAGACGCACGTTAAGATTGCTGGCTACAAAGAAGAATACGAAGACGGCTACGGTGGTTGGCATATCGAAACTGGTAAGCCTCCTAAACCAACGGGTGCATGGTGGCTTAGGATTTACCATCCAGAATACCAAGATAAGAACAGACCGGATGCTGAGTATGAATTGTTTGAAGCTAAATAAAATGCTTGCAGTTTAAAACGAAGTAACTATCGTAACCGATAATATGTCTTGCAATTCCAATAATTCTTGTTGTGGTGGGCCAAGTGCTGGAAGCGTTCAGCAATTAGCCGAGAAAGCAGCTTACTACGCAAGGGTAGCTCAATTAGCATCTCTTGGTGCAACGGGAGCCACGGGTGCTACAGGCGAGATTGGTTTGACTGGTGCTACGGGAGAGGGGGCTACAGGCGCAACAGGACTTACGGGTATCCAAGGTCTGACTGGTTCTACTGGAGCCACGGGTCTAACTGGAGCAACGGGTTCCGGAGCGACTGGAGCCACAGGATTGGTTGGAGCTACAGGACTTACAGGATCGACAGGCGAAACTGGTTCCACAGGCGCAACTGGGTTGACTGGCTCAACCGGACTTACAGGTGCTACGGGAACAACTGGTGCTACAGGTCTTACTGGTTTAACTGGTTCCACTGGACCGATTGGTAGCACTGGAGCTACAGGGTTGATGGGGCCAATGCTAACTCCTAAAGGGCAAGTAAGCACATTTACTCAATTGCCAGACACAGGCAACCAAGTTGGCGACATTTACCACGTCTTAGATAGCGGAGACGCTTATGGGTGGGATGGAGCAGTATGGGTTAATCTAGGGCCATTCCCTCAAGGAGCTACTGGTTCTACAGGGGCTACTGGACTCGGAGCTACGGGTGCTACTGGAATAGGCGCGACTGGATTAACTGGGCCTACAGGAGCAACTGGCGTAGCAGGAACATCAATTTCAATCCTTGGTTCTTACGCTACCGTTGGCGATTTGATTGCAGCGCATCCAACTGGCAACGTTGGGGATGGCTACCTAGTAGCTGGCGATCTTTATGTTTGGGACTCAGATTCATCCACATGGGTAAACGTTGGAAACATCCAAGGCCCACAGGGTGCAACGGGAGCTACAGGTTCAACTGGGCCAACAGGACTAGACGGCGCAACAGGAGCGACTGGTGAAACAGGCGCAACTGGATCGAGCGCGGGAGCAACTGGTGCTGGAACGGATTCTATCTTCTGGCTTAACGATCAAACAGTTACAGCATCATACACAGTTCCGGTGGGACAAAACGCAGGAAGTTTTGGGCCAATCACAATCGCAAGCGGTGTAACTGTTACTGTTCCAACTGGTGGAATCTGGACTGTTGTATAAAATCCTTGACACTTTAGTAACTTAAATTATTTTCATAAAAATATGGGATGCTGCAATTCATATCCTCCGTGCCAAGCAAACAATACGAATGTTTGCGACCCGCTTGGCAATACAGATCAAGCATACAAGTTGGTCGTAGAGGATATTGCGTTTTGCAAGAAATCGCTTCCAACTCCAGAGAATGTTTCAGCACTTCAATACGGTGCAAATCTTCTCATTGAATGGAAAGACGGCAGCGAAACCAAACCATTTAGCCTGCCAGAACTGCAAGGAGCAACGGGTGCTGTTGGTATCGTTGGCGTAAAAAGCAATGGCGATTTTGTTTCTTTATATGCCGCTACAGGAGCTACTGGTGCTACTGGCTTTGACGTTATCGCAAACAATGGTTCTGGATGGGGAGTTGTATCTGGTGCAGTAATTACTGGAGTCAGTGACCAACCTAAAGGCGGTGGAGCAAACCGAGTATTCTTTGAGAACGATATTATCGTAACCGATAACTACACAATTTCTACAAACAAAAACGCAATGACAGCAGGGCCAATAACGGTAGCATCTGGCGTCACTGTAACAGTGCCAGCAGGATCAACTTGGACAGTAGTTTAACGAAACAAAATTATGCCAGTAACAATTAACGGAACAACAGGAGTAGTAACGCCGGGAGCAACCATTGGATCAATCAATGGTATTTTGAAATCATCTTCTGGAGTAGTATCGCAAGCGAGTGTTGGAACTGATTATTCGCAACTAACTCTCGCTACTGCACAGACTGCATCTGGAACTGCTGTTGACTTTACAGATATTCCAAGTTGGGTGAAGCGGATTACTGTGATGTTTAATGGTGTTAGCACAAACGGAACAAGCAATATAATTGTCCAACTTGGAGCATCATCAATTGAAACATCAGGATATAGTTCTTCAGTTGTTGCAGTAAATGTTGCTTCCGCTGGAACTCAGTTTACAAATGGATTTGGAATAACTCAAGCGACTGCCGCTGCAAGATCTTATTTTGGCGGATCAATTATTAATTTAATTTCTTCTAATTCATGGTGTCAACTTTGCAATATATCTCAAGGTGATAATACTGTTCATTCTGGAGCTGGTGCTAAAACCCTATCCGGCGCACTTGATCGCATCCGAATTACTACAGTAAACGGCACAGACACATTTGACGCTGGAACAATTAACATTTCTTACGAATAACATATGGCAACATCACTCTCATTAGAAAACGACTCCAGCCTCGCGCAAGGGTATCTCAAGGTTAATGGCTCAACCGCCGCTACGCTGACTACGAGTGGCATTACAGGAAACTTGACTGGTAATGTCACTGGAAATGTGACGGGGAATGCTGACACTGCTACCAAGTTCTCAACAACTACTGGTTCCGCTCCTGCCTATGCTTGCCGCGCATGGGTTAACTTCGACGGAACTAAAGACACGACTGGCGCAACAAGCACAGCAAACACAAATCGACTTATTCGCGCAAGCGGTAATGTGACGAGCGTTTTGAGGAATGGAACTGGTGATTATACTGTGAATTTTGCTACTGAAATGAATGATGCGAATTATAGTATTTTGCTTACTGGTGATACTCAAGGAACAACCACAATAAATGGTGGAAATTTTGCTTGTCTTTCAAGAAATGCCAGACCATCAACATCATCTTTTAGGTTTGAAACATTTGATGCAACAACTTTTAAAGATGTATTGCAAGGGAATGTAGCAATCTTCGGAAACTAATCTTATGCCAACACAAATCACATCCGCAGGAATTACCTTTAATGACGCGACTACGCTGACAAGTGCTATTCCCGTTGACGGCTCGATTTCTACTAACAAGCTCGCCAATAACGCCGTCACAGCCGCAAAACTTGGCACTAACGAGCAGAAGCAGATTTGCAAAGCATGGGTGAATTTTAATGGGACTACATCGCCCGGCACGATTAAAGGAAGTTTTAATGTTTCAAGTGTTACAAAAGTAGCAACAGGATCATACGATGTTAATTTAATATCTCCATTAAGTAATAATTTATATAGCTGTGTAGCTACAGATAACTCAAGGGGGGCTACTGTAGCTTTTCCAAGCACAATATCTAAATTTATTGTTGGAACCTACAATACTTCTTTTTTACCAGCAGATTTTACAGAAGTTTCTGCTATAGCATTCGGAAACTAATTTTATGTTTATCACCTACCCACAACCCAACGGACAAGTCGCAGTAGTCATCCCTACTGGAGATGTATCGATTGCCATTAAAGATATTCCGGCAGGAGTAGAATACAAGATCGTTGATTCTATCTACATCGATAACGACTACTTCAACGCATACGAATTTGACGCTGAAATTGGCGCAAAGATAAACATTGAAAAGGCGAAAGCTATTCACCTTGATAAGTTCCGTGCCGCTCGCGCTCCTAAACTCGCCAAGCTAGACATTGACTTCATGAAGGCGGTAGAGGCTAACGACGAAGAGAAGAAAGCTGAAATCGTTGCAGAGAAGCAAGCCTTGCGCGACGTAACTCTGACTCCGCTTCCAGACGATCTTGAAGGAATTAAAGCCACTTGGCCAGACATTCTTAACTAATGCCAAGCGAGGGTTCAGTATTTGATGGATTCACAAGTATCATAGCACAAGACGCTGATACTCATCCATCATATTTGCCCGAATCAATAGTATCTGAGTCAGTCAATAGAACATTCCGTGGCGGTGTAAATAGAACCCGCCCAAGCATACGTAATATCAAGATATTCGCTGGAGAGAACCAGAGTGAGAATATCGTAAACGATATTGAGAGTGGCAACTTCCAAGGCGCATATCCATATCGCGCTACAAAATATAACTCGGCAGACGGAATACTTATCTCTGTATCTGGAGTAATATATTTCTTAAAGGTAGTAAACAACATTGCATACGCCTACAAGATTATCGATGGGAATGATCCAGCGATGATGCACACTTGGTTCGTTCAAGCCGAGGATAGAGTTTACATCCAGAACGGATACCAGAACGCCATTGCTTGGGACGGAGATTTAAACGTCCCCGCATATCGCCTTAACCCATACAACCAAAAGATGCCAATCGGCACGATCATGGAGTATGCTTTTGGAAGGGTGTTTGTATCTGACAAGTTCAATCAGATTTACGCCTCTGACATTATATACGGAAACGGGTTTACGGACACAACGAACACTGAGAACTTCACGGAGATTGGATACTGGGCAGAGGGAGGCGCGTTCTCAACTCCAGCAACGATGGGGAACATTACTGGCATGAAGGTAATGCCGCAGATTGGCAGCAACCTTCGCGGCCAAGGTGAGCTTGTTGTGCTGACTGGCAATGGAGCATTCTCAATGGATGTTTCTATTCCTCGTTCTCAATGGAACACATCACAGATACAAAGGATCAGCCTGCTTGGTCGTGGTTGCGTGTCTCCTTATGTATCACTAGCCAACTCTGAGCTTTGGTTTAGATCGCACGATGGTTGGGCATTCTACTCAAACAGCCAATCGGAGTTTGCAAGATACTTCTCGCTACGAAAGCTATCTAGGGAAGTAAACAAGTGGGTTCAGAATGATACCCCGTGGCTAAAACAATTTGCGTCAACGATGTTCTTCAACAACTACCTAATCAACACCGTTGCTCCAGAGACAAAAAGGACAGACGATGTTGGGCTTCACAGGTATCACAGGGGGATGGTCGTGCTTGACCTAGACCAGTCATCCTCACCGTCTCCCGACGCACAGCTCTCATTTAGGTGGAACGGTATATGGACAGGGTTCCGACCAACTCAATTACTCACAGCACTGATAAGGGGAGAGAAGCGAGGGTTTGGATTCTCGTTCGATAAAGACAATAGGAATAGACTTTACGAGATTACCATAACGCAAGGTGACGACTTTGGCCCGAACGGAACAAGGAAGATTGAATCATTCTTTACCACAGGTAGATACGATTTTAGCAGGACAGAGCAGACAAACAAGTTTCTCCGAAAGAAAATAACTGGTGGAGAAATGTGGATGAGCGAGATTAAGGGAGAAGTGGAAAGCTCTGTTGAGTATAGGTCTGACAGCAACCCGTGCTGGTCTGAATTGAAGGTTCCAACAACATACGGATGCGACTCATGTTCTCCGGTTGTTACTGACTGCGTTCCTCAACGTGGCGGAAACAGATACAAGCGATACAAGTTTAATACTCCAGACCCATCTGAATGTAATGACCTTGCAGGAATACCATCGGTGGAGGGAAGCGAGTTTCAGATTAAAGTGAACCTAGTTGGATCAACTACAGTTGATCGAGTTAGAATCATGGCGAACATAAAGAACAATGAAGACTCTCCTGTTGGCGACTGCCCAGAAGAAAATCAAGAGTGTGAACCATTTTTATGTTGCCAAGAGAAATACTGGGAATACAATATCGTAAATTAACTTATTATGGACAATCAAGATTCAGCCCCATCTCTAACATTTCCAAATGTTCCAGATGATTTTTGTCCTACTGGAAACTGGGCAAATGTATTGCAAGAGTTTATCGATGAGGTTCTAGCGAACGGAACAGTAAACGTCCCCGGCCTTGGTGATGTAACTCCTGCTGAGATACAAGAAATCAACGATACTCTTGCAGACCTTCAAAACCAAATAGATTCAATTGAAGATAATGTTGTTATCAGAAAAGGAACCGTTACAGGTGTTCCAACGGGCGACTCTATTCAAACGGTTTCATTTGCAAATCTTCCTACCAATTCATTTTTCGCTGGTGTAACTCCAATTGCCACGGCAAGTTTAGGAGCATCACCAACGCCTCTTTTTGCTGTGGTTGACGCAAGCAAAACAACATCTGGATTCTCAATTAGAGTTGAGAACAATGTTGCACAAATTACAAGTATAGATTGGGTTGCAATCTATTCTGTATAAACAAAAACAATAAACTAGAACAATAATATGCTTAAAGGAACAGACCCAAAACTCACGCTTGATGGAACTTCCACTCGCGGTAAGATCAGCACCGCCATGGGCAATCAAAAGCTCAATGGTAAGGGTGGAGTGTATAGCTCCAAGCCAATGCCGACAGTTGGGAAACCCGTTAAATAATTATCGGAATCGATAATGGACACTCTCGATGAGATGGTCGAGGTGGTTAAGGGGTTTGTTGGCGACAGTGGAACGTGTTCCACGGAACGCGCCATCAAATCCATCAACCAAGCTAGACGCTTACTTTGGAACAAGCGTGAATGGAATGCTACGCATGAATACTTTTGCGTGTGTTGCGTTGACGGTTGTTTCACGCTGCCTAATAGGTATGAGCAAATCAAGCTGGCTTGGATTGGAAAAGATTCAGTGTCACTCGCAGATGAGTGGTTCAATGCTACCAATGCGTATGGGCTTCGTGAACATAACTCATGCCACAGGCTAATAACTGAGGCAGGAGGCAGGCACGTTCTATTCAACGATTACTCATCCAATATATATCAGATTGGAGTAATGATTGAAGACTACGAAGATGAAGGCGTTGAGATTGCATTTGAAGCACAAGACGAATACGGTTCTTATAGCCTTGTAAAGCTAACAACCCTTGGCCGTGGCGAACTAGCTAAAACATCTAAACACTACAAAGCAATCCGCTCGGTATCAAAGCCAGTAACTAAAGGCAGGATTCGCGTCTACGCATACGACACTGAGATAGAATCTCAAACGCTTATATCGGTTTACCATCCAACCGATGTGAATCCAGTGTTCCGCAGGTTTAGGACACCAAAGAAATGCAACTCAATTACTATCTATGCGTCGAAGAGATACTTCGATTTAGTGGACAATCAAGAGCTTGTTGAGTTTACTCCAGATGCCATGATCTATGCCGTTCTTGCGCTTAACTCGCGTGAGAACCGTAAGCCGCAAGAGTATCTTACTAACCTATCTCTTGCTGTGCAAGAAGAAGAGAAGGCAATGGAGGGAGATCAGATTCCCACAGCCGCCCCACTACGAGTTGCTGACTACCGCAGAGCAGACAGCTTGATTGGAGCAGACTTGCTTTCACCAAGCCCAAACGACTATTTCTTTCAACCATAACCAATGACACTAGAAATACAGGAAAAGATAGATGCAAGAACGGTTGCTGGATACGGCGACCCGAACGATGTTTTAAACCAATGTGACTTAGAGATACTAAAACTTCCTCCAAGGGAGTGTCCGCTTATCCACAGGTTCACCCCCGGCCTTTATATCCGAGAGATATTCATGCCAAAGGATACAATCTTAACCTCTCTTTTACACCTAACCACGCATCCTTTTTTTGTATTGCAGGGCGATGTATCGGTATGGTATCACGACATTCCTACTCAAAGGTATCGCGCTCCATACACAGGAGTAACTGAAGCTGGAACTCGTAGGCTTCTCTATACACATGAAGATACTATCTGGACAACTTGTCACGTAACTAACTTGACTGATCCAGATGAGATTATAGACTCTATCACATCAAGGGACTTCAACCCAAGCATTGATAAGGATCATCCTAGAGTGCAAGGTTGGAGACATAACAAATTAAATCTGGAGAATAATAAATGAGTAGCGCATTTGCAATAGCTGCTGGTGTTGTTGGTGTTGCTGGAGCGGCAACTGCTGCTGGTATTTCTATGTCTGCATCTGACAGGGCTGCAAAAGCAAGCTCTAGGCAAGGCAAGAAATATCAACAACAACTACAATCTGCAACCGATGAGTTTAATAGGAATCAAAATAAATTAAAAAACAAAATTAATGAAATTGATCCAAGTTTAAATATACCACAATATAATTTACAAGACGCTACGGTTGAAGGAATAGAATCTGCAAACAGAATAACACAAAACACTCTCCAACAAATAGAAAAAATAGCCCCCGGTAGCGCAAGCGCAAGGCAACAAACCGGAAACATTATAGCAAGCTATCTTCGTGGTGAAGTTCCTCAAGACGTTCAAGATCAAACAATGCGAATGATCGCGGAGAGAGGTGGTGCTGGTTTTAATATTGCAACAGCAGGCAGAGGTGCTGCAATTCAAGCACCGCAAGCCGATTTCGCAAGAAGCATTGGAAGTCTTTCTTCAGAATATCAACGGATGGGTATGGAAGCGAATTGGAGAAATGTCGCTGAAGCATTTAGATTTTATCAACAACCCTCAGAAATGATGCAGTTTGGATTACAGGGAAGAGGACAAGATATTACTGTAGCTCAAGCAGAGCGGCAGAATCAATTCCAAAAATACGGAATGATTTCAGATATTAACACCGGAAGGTATAATGCTCTTACTGGGCAAGCGCAGCAGGTCTACAATGTAGGACAACAGAACATCCAAAACACTCTAGCCGCACGTCAAGCTGTAGGCCAAGGAGTTCAAAGTATTTCAAGCGCAACAGCGGGAGCATTGATGGGAGTTGGTGGTGCTTACGGTGGACTCGGAATGGCTCAAGGTGCTGGAACTCAATATGGATCAATGGCAGCAGCCCAACAAGCAGCACCTTATGCCGCTGGATTTAGTCAGATTCAAGGAATGGGTTACGTCCCAAGAGCGCAATCAAACTCGGCTCAAAGGGCGCTAACAGGAGCTTACGGATAAAAGATTATGGCACTACCAGCAATGATTTCTGGATTTGGACAGCAGACAGCTAACTATGGCATGTCAGTTGGTCAGTCCTTGCAACAACTAGGTCAACAAGTAGGTCAACAGCTTGCGATGCGAGAGTATCAAAAGCAGGCCGCTTCCGCGCTTCCAGCCATGCAACAGCAGTATGATTCTGCATTTAACAAGATAAAGCAAGGAGATACGGCTGGTGGATACATGGATGTGCTGAAAACCAATATGGCTTTCGGTGCTACACAGAACCCATTCCTGCTTCCATACATTAACCAAGCAAGCCAGTTTGCAGAGGATGCCGCTAAGAATGTATTGTCACAAGGCTGGCAGACAATCCAAGCGGGACGTGGTGCTGGCGGTGGAATGCCAGCAACAGCAGGAATGAGCGGAGCGCAACTTGCGGAACAAGCTGCCCTTGGAATCGATGCCGAGACACCACTTCCAGAAGGTGATGTAATTAACTTTAATCAGCCAACAGATGCAACAGCTACGATGGATTCAATTGACCAAGCCGCTGCTGCTGGATTGCCAGCCGCCGCAGGGATGGCTCCAACCACACAAGAAGCTGCTGCCGCTGGTGCTGCTGGACAACCGTTCCCATTCCAAGGAGCATCACAAGGAGGCCCAACAAACGAATCAGCACAAGCGCAGAAAGCATTTGCAAAACTTCCTGTATACAAGCAAGCCGCAGTTGCAAACGTGGGTGCATATAATTCTCTTCCTCCACAACAGAAGCAACAAGCATTGCAGGCAGCAATGGATTCCGACCCCGGCGCACAGAACTACGACAAGGAAGCAATCGACCTTGGCGAGTTTGGTATTGATGTAGGGGAGATTGGAATACCTAAAGTAAAAGAACAAGTTCGCGTCAAGATGACTGCAAGCGGAACAACTAAAGACGCTACGGTTAGAAAAACATTCTCTCAAGAATTTATTGAGGTAGGAAAAGAACAATACAAGGACAACAAGGAGTATGTTAAGAAGATCAAAGATGCTTCAAACGCACTGTCAAAAGAACGTCCATCTTCCTCATTGCCTACATTCAAGAAAATCTTTCAAGATAACGGTGGTATATTGAACGCAACATTTGCTCCTAACTCACGAAGGAACAGTGATACATTCCCGTTTGTGATGATACCAAGCGAGGGTGCTGCCGAGATTCCAATAACTGAGAAGCAATACGAATACATTCAAGCTATCCAGACATTGCCAGCAAACGCAGACTCTACTGGTTTGAATATCTTGCCATCCAAGAAAAGCATGGAGGCTATGGCCGGTAAAGCAGCAGCCGCAGAACCACGGGATTCGGTTAAGGAAAGATTTCCTGTAAAACAAACCCAAGAACAAACATCTTCTGCAATTTCTTCAGATCGATTGCCGTCCGCTCCAGACAATCCATTCACGCAAGCGGCTGAACAAGCGATGGCGCGTCAATCTTCTGAAAAGAAAGCAACATTTGAAAAATCATTAAGAACTAAAATAGCTGATTACGATAAAAAGATTTCATCGCTATCTGGAGGTTCAACTAGAAAAGAAATGATGCGACCAGAGTTTTTGCAAAAACAAAAATCCGAATACGATAGAATATGGAGAGAGCGAGAGGCATTGAAATCAGAGCTTGAAAAGCTAACATCTTCTAATTAGGATGTAAAAATGACCTTCACATTTGATGAATTGAAGACAGCCAGAGATAGGGGTTACTCTGATGATGAAATTTGGAATACATTAATATCTGAGGATAAGGAAATTAATCTTGCAAAAGAAAGGGGCTATTCTCTTGAGGAAGTTACATCAATACTTTCTGGAAAGCCAACGCAGGAGCGACTGGTTTCTCAAGAACAACCAGAAGAAGAAGGATTCCTTCGCCAAGCAGCAGACATTCCAGTAAACATTTTTAAGGGTGGCGTTACTGGAACGAGGATGGTTACTGACATTTTCGGTGCGGCCAACCCATTATCAAAAGCACTTGCAGGAGTTGAGGACTACATGGATAGCTTGCTATCCGCAGAGGCAAAGCGTGACCAACAAAAGATTTCACAAATCCTCGCTGATGCACAAGACAAGGGTGTTCTTGACCAAGTGATGGCAGGCATTGAAGCGTTTTCTGTAGCCCCCGCAGACACTCTAGCCAATGCGATGGGAACCATGATTCCTGTGCTGGCTACCGGACTTGCTGGAACTGCCGCTAGACTAGCCCCTGTAGCGATAAGAGGTGTTCAGCTTGGCATGGGTGCAGCGATGGGTGCTGGCACAGTCAAGGGAGAGATTTACAATGCTGTATATAGTGAGCTAGATCAACAAGGAGTAGACCCAGAAACGGCAGACAAGAGGGCTTCCGAGGCACAAGCATACGGAGGAAAGAACCTAGATCAGATTTTAATTGGTGCGGGACTCGGAGCGGCAGCAGCTTCTACGGGAGCGGAGAAGATTCTTACTGCCGTTCTATCCAAACAAGGCAAGGGGGTTAGCGGAAATATTGTTCAGCGTGTGTTGAAGGGTGGAATTACGGAAGCCGCTCCAGAGGCAGCGCAGGGAGGGCAAGAGAAAATAGCAACCAATATTGCATTGCAACGCGAAGGATTTGATGTTCCTACCATGCGCGGAGTTGTATCGCAGGCCACAATGGAAGGTGTTGCTGGTATTGGTTTGGGTGGATTTGCTGGAGCTATTGATACGAGCACAGCGAAATCGCCAGAGACAATAGAGGAAGAGAGCATTGAATCTGATGTCAATAAGGTGGTGAGGGAACTTACTGTTCCAACCGGAGACAGTAACGCAAAGACCATTGTTAGTGAAACCAACCGAGTTGAGAGAAAGATAGAAAAAAACAAGGTAAGGCTGAGTGGTCTTGAGCCAACTTCCCGCGAATATAAAAGGCTTTCACTAGAGATTTCAGAAGATGAGAAAAATCTTTCAGCGTTGAAGCAAGCTGTTGGCACTGTCACTGGATTATCGGAACCGATAAGACAAGTAGAGACTGAGCAAGTTAGGTTGGCTAGGGAGATTGGCGCGGAGCCAACTCAAGTAGCAGAAGCGGAGGCAGTAGCAGAACCTTCCCGAGCGGTAACACCAGCACCGGAAACCGCCGCAGAACCCGCAGTTGTTACCGAGCGGGAAGCTGCACCAGCAGAAGCTCCCGCGCCAGAGGTTGCTGCCATTGATAGATACACAGAGCTATCTCGCAACCCCAAACTTGGAACAGCTAAAGAGAGAAAGGCGTTAGAGCCAACTGTAGCAACGACAACATTCAAAACGAGTCGCGGCAGCACATATTATATTTTGCCAGACGGGAAGATACGCCGAGACAAATACTCTGGAACAACAAGTTACTCCGATCAGATTGCTTTTGTTTCTTCCGAAAACGCAGAAAAAATAAAAGAGATTCGGAATGAATATGAAGAAGGCAAGAATACTTCGATTGAAATTACTCCAGAGGTAATTCGTTTTCAATTTAACGAAAAGACTGAAGAAGTTCCAATTACATCACAATCCCCGCAAGAAGGTCTTTCTCCTTTTGAGTTATCCGGTGGAAGATACCCACATTTGGGTGATCCGGTAGTATCGGAAACAATAACGGAGCCAGCCGACGCACCAGCACAACCCGCAGGCATTGCAGTAGGCAACCGAATCCGTCTAGGCAAGAGTCCACAGACCTACACCATCGAAGAAGTAATCCCGCAGACCGCAGCAGAGCAAGAGCTAGGGGAGCAGTATTACTCTGTAAAGAACGAGAAGACAGGTGAGACGCAGGTTGTGGAGAAGGGAGACTTGAAACTTGTAAGGGCGAAAGGAGATATTCGACTTAATCCTCTTGGATATGATATTACTGAAGCTGTAGAGGATATTAAAGCTGGTAAAACCGACACACCACTTCGCGCAGTAAACCAAGTAATCGAAGAAGCTACTGAACTTCGCAATCGTGTATCTGCTGAATCCGCTAGGCGCAAGCAACCAAGGAAGACTGGCAAGGCCGCAATCTTGGAGCGAATTGCTAGGGAGCGTAGTGCTGGCAACATCAATGAGAAGACAGCTAGGGCATTAACAGACTTTATTAATAGGGTAAATGAAGATGCGATATGGGATACGGCTATCTCAATCCGCGCAAAAGGAGTAAGTAACTATGACTTCGCTGATAACCTAGTCACATTCTTTTTGAACCAAGATAAAGGCGACTTGGGTGCTGCTGTAAGCATCCACGAGTTTTGGCATGGGTTGTCCCGCTTTCTACCGGATACTGAAGTTCAGAAGATTAATAAAGATTATACTAAAGAACTAGAAGCATACCTTAAAGAGAATCCGTGGTTCTTGGCCTTTGTCGGAAGATACTCACTGACACCCGAACAGTTTGAGGCATACAAGAAGTTTAATCCTAAAGAGGCTGAAACCAAACTCACACCAGTCAATGACGATCAAGGCAATATTGTTAAATACAATATCAAGTTTGATAAAGAGAACTACCGCTACATCATGCTGGATGAGTTCATTGCGGAGAAGATGACTGACCTTGTTCTTGGTAAGCAAGCTGCCCCTAATACATTCCTTGGAAAGCTTGCCAAGGTATTACGCGAGTTCATGGGATTGATTAAAGCTCGCCTTGGGATTGATCCATACGAGAAGTTTTATCAAGAAGTCACATTACCTAACGGAAAACTGACTCTTCAAAGGCAATCTGGCGTCGCTCCTGCAATGCAGATTTACGAGCCGCTTGAATACGATTACTCAACTCGGAGGATGATGGCAGCAGAGATGCCGCAACCTATAAGAAGCGAAGATGTTAATTCTGAAATAGATAAAGCCAAGAAGATCGATTCAGTCATAAAAGAAACGCTCTCAACCTTGGACGCTAATGTTGCTAGAGACTACAATGCCTTTGTAAATGAAGGCAAAAGCGAGAAGCAAATCGCAGAGGAAAACGAAACTAGCATCAACTCGGTAAGAGTTAATAACGTCAAGGGTAAGAAGGCTGTCGGTGATGCTATCAAGAAAGCCAAGATCGACACTAACGCAAAACCAGACAACGGGGTTATTGGATGGACGATTGGCGCGGTCAAAAAGTATTTCACTAAGGAAGG